AAAAACAAGTACTTTTTATGACCAAGATGTTGCTGCGTCTACAACTGCAACTGGACGAAAACTATTATTATATGGACAGCGTGTTATAGAAGAGGCGTATAAAGACCGAATCGTAACTACGGTATCCTATGGTCCTGTACGAACCAATGCGGAATATGTATATGGCGATACAGACTCTATCTTCTTTAAGTTTAATTTACAAGAAATAGATGGAACTCCAATCCAGGGTCAACCTGCTCTTAAAATTACAATTGAAATTGCGAAACAAGCAGGAGAACTTGCAAGTAAATTTTTAAAACAACCTCATGATTTAGAGTATGAAAAGACCTTCTTACCGTTTTGTTTACTATCCAAAAAGCGGTATGTTGGTATGATGTATACGGACGACGACAACCATTGCAAGCGAACTTCTATGGGTATAGTATTAAAACGACGTGACAATGCGCCAATAGTGAAAGACATATATGGTGGAATTATAGATATATTAATGAAAAATAAAAATATAGATAAAGCAGTTGAATTTCTGCAATCTAGTTTAAATCATTTAATGCATGGAAATATTCCAATGGATAAATTGGTAATTACAAAATCATTGAGGGGTAATTATAAAAATCCAAATCAAATTGCACATAAAGTATTAGCGGATAGAATTGCAAGAAGAGACCCTGGTAATAAACCAAACATAGGGGATAGAATCGCATTTGCTTATTTTAAACACGAAAATGCGCGTGCATTACAAGGTGAAAAAATAGAAACGCCTCACTACATACAAACGAACAAGTTAGTAATAGATTATGCGCATTATATCACGAATCAAATCATGATACCAGTTCAACAAGTATTTGCATTGGTGCTTGAACAGATGACCATATTCAAAAAAAAAAAAGGTATAACCTTAAGACAATGGAATAGACAAATCGCCGAATTAAAACTTAAATATCCAAATCAAGAAGTATATGAGGACCAATTAGATAAATTGCGTAACCGTGAAGTGAAAACAGTATTGTTTGATGACTATTTACGCCGTATTATAAATAAATCCAACGGAGTACGTCCTATTTCGGAATATTTTTCGGTATCTTAATGTTTACATAGTATTATAACCTTTGAAACTTATATAAAACTATACATCTGTTCATATATATGTCTGTGAATTCATATCAAAAATATAATGGTTTCGGTAAAACCGGACTTTCAAACGTTGGTAATAGTTGTTATATCAATTCATGTATTCAATGTTTATCCCATACCTATGAATTAAATGAACTTTTAGATTCTTTGGACGTGGGTTTGTTTAAACCCAGTCCAGATACCACAATGTTGTATGAATGGGATAATTTAAGAAGAATGATGTGGAAACAGAATTGTAGCATAACGCCCGGAGGTTTTATAAGTGCTATACACGCCGTTGCATCTGCCAAACAGAATACTACGTTTACTGGATATCAGCAAAACGATATTCAAGAATTTCTATTATTTTTAATGGATTGCATACATAACTCCATTGCACGAAAAGTAGATATGACGGTAAAAGGAAATGCCTCTTCGGACATGGACGACCTTGCAAAAAAATGTTATAATATGATGTCTCAAATGTATTCCAACGATTACTCTGAAATCATTAAATTGTTTTATGGAATTCAGGTAACCGTACTTCATTCGGTTACAGATGATGCTATATTATCTATAAAACCAGAACCCTTTTTTATATTAAGTTTATATTTACCCCCTACCAAAGATACTCCAACCCTATACGATTGTATAGATGAAATGTGTAAAGTAGAACGACTAGAAGGAGAGAATGCCTGGTGGAACGATTCTATCCACCAAAAACAAAATGTGAATAAAGGATTACTGTTTTGGAGCTTTCCAGATATATTCATCATTCATTTAAACCGGTTGACAAACGATGGAAATAAAGATACACGTAAAATGATATTCCCATTGAACGATTTAAATCTTACACCTTATGTAAAAGGATATAATAAACAATCCTACGTATACGATTTATATGGAGTATGTGAGCATTCGGGTGATTTGTTTCACGGACACTATATTTCTAAAATACGTATCTCGGATGGGCAATGGTATATATTCAATGACCTTATAATTACACCACTTGCTGATAGTAACGTAATAGATTCAAATGCCTATTGTTTATTTTATAGAAAAAAAAATAATGCATTATGATATGGATATAAATACTTTAACGAATGGGTCTATAGATATCAATCATGTTATATTGGTTGCGTTTACTTGTATAATTGTAGTTTATACGGTACTGTTTCGTAAAGAGGACTCTTCCAGCACGAGAATATGGATTACCTATATACTATGGGGAATGTTTATATTCGTCTTGTTTGTAAATATAATTAATTATTTATTTAATATGGATTTAATCACATCTCTCTTTACAAATACGGAGGATAACCTAATTTTAGACCCAGACGACAAATCCGATTACAATGTAGAAGAAACCACTGTGCCTGAAATAAAACTAGAAAAACAAATTTTTCACATTCCAGACAATAAATACAACTATGAAGATGCCAAAGCAGTATGCAAAGCCTATGGAGGGCGTTTAGCGACTTGGAAGGATTTAGACAAAGCCTATGATAAAAATGCAGATTGGTGTAGCATGGGTTGGTCTGACGGACAAATGGCGTTGTTTCCAACCCAATATGAGAAATGGGCCAATTTACAAACTATACCTGGACATGAACAGGACTGCGGAAGACCTGGTATAAACGGCGGATATATAGCCAATCCAAACGTTCAATTTGGGATCAACTGCTATGGATATAAACCGGTTATTACGCCAGAAGAATCCGATGCTATGAAACTAGCCCCGTTGTATCCATCTACGGTTAGAGAACGTGCGTTTGATAAACGAGTAGATTATTGGAAATCTAAACTACCCGACGTTCAAGTTTCACCGTTCAACCATAACAATTGGAGTATGTTATGATTTTTTTCTACGCGTTGATTTCACGGATTTATGTGATTTTTTCTTACTTTGGTTACGAGTACTAGGCACTACTTCTATAGTTGCAATTAAACGTTCGTAGAGTTGATTATCTACGACTTGATCTGTAGGATTCATACTGTAGGTAGATGGAAAGGGAGTTTGTATTAAATATAAACCTGCAGGTACTGCAAGTCCGTCTTCATTTTGTGATACATTACCACCAGACATGTATTTAGCATTCAACTTAAATGCGCCAGCAGCAGGACCTTCGGGGGTAGAACGTATTACCATATCTTCGTTCATCATACTATTATACTATCTTATAAAATAGTCATTCAAACACAACTGTGTTAGTGATGTTCCTGGTGGGGGTTGAACCCACGACCTATGGCTCATAAGACCATCGCTCTAACCACTGAGCTACAGGAACATTATCATCTTTAAGTCATTCAACTCTAGCAAGGGTGAATCGAACACCCGACCAACGGAATACTTTCATCTACAGTCCGTCGCTCTACCAACTGAGCTATTGCTAGTGATGTTCCTGGTGGGGGTTGAACCCACGACCTATGGCTCATAAGACCATCGCTCTAACCACTGAGCTACAGGAACATTACATTATTTACGCACTTGTCTTTAAGTAATATAGGTAACTATATATTACAGGATTAGTTCTTGTTAAACATCACTTCACATTACCGTAATCAGACCATTCGTCTTTTGTCAAATCGTAGGTTAGAAGGATACGTCATACTCGGATTTCATCTGAAATACATGGTTTATAATGTACACCTTTGAACATTTAAAACGCCGAATCCGGATATTTTAGATTTTCTAGTGGTCTTTTTATATTCAGATTTCCTGTCGGAACTACTCAAATGTATTTATCTACCAGTCCAACATTTTATTAATGGTAGATGGTTAAAATTATCAGTTTCTTCAAAAGTTGTATTCCATATATTATAGTCATGTATATTCCCTAATAGTGTTTCTTTTATCCCTTCTTCTTTTTGTAATAAACAACCAATGACTCGTTCAAAACTACAACGATTATATCTACATAATACAAGGTCTAATAATTTGCTAATATCATATTTTTTATTAATATACGTTAAATAATCATGCGTAATTATAGACATGCAACCAAAACAACCTTTCCATAAATCTTTATCTTCATAAAATTTAGTCAATTCTAAATCATTAAACATATTTATCATTTTTGTTTCATCCACGATTTGATCCCAATAATGTTCAAAATCCCATAACATTTTATATTTTTCTACATTCATATCTATATATGTATTTATATATACAGAATCATGAATGATCATAGCAACATCAAATAGTTTATTATGTAAATAGTAATAATAGGGTAATAATTCACCTCTCTTAGGGTATTCACTATTTATAATAGTCGTTTTATATAAAGTTTCATTGGTTATAAAATTATAATCACTATTATCATCTATTATAAGAATGTTATTTTCTGGATAATATTTTCTAATAGAATTAACACATTTAATCCAATATCTATTTGTTGATTCATTATTTACATGCCTTAATACAATAAATCCAAATGTCATGTATATATTTTCTGGATAATATTTTCTAATAGAATTAACTCATTTAATCCAATATCTATTTATTATTTACATGAAAATTGATTGGTTTAAATTGATATATATTATATCACAACCCAATACTATGAATACAGAACTTAACTTTGAAGAAATGAAAGTGAATGAACTTAAACAATATTGTAAAGAAAATGGAATTAAATGTATTAGTGGTTTAAAGAAAATAAATATTATTGATAAGATTAAAAAACATAATATGAAAGAAACTGTATTAGTAAACAGTAGTACAAGTAATATAAAATTTATTGATTTATTTTGTGGAATTGGTGGATTTCATTTAGCGTTGAAAAAATTAGGAGGTCAATGTGTATTAGCGTGTGATATTGATAAAAAATGTCGTGAAACATATTTAAAAAACTTTGAGATTGAACCATTTTCAAATATAAAAGATATAGATGAAAATACAATTCCAGATTTTGATATATTATGTGGCGGGTTTCCATGTCAACCATTTAGTAATGGTGGAAAAAAAAAATCTTTTCAGGATGATAGAGGGTTATTATTTGATGAAATCATGAGAATAGCTAATTATAAAAAACCCAAATTTATGTTTTTAGAAAATGTAAAACATATTTTGAAAGTATCCAAAGGAGAAGTATTTAATTATATTGTAGAAAAAATAAAAAAGAATGGTTATGTATTACAATTATTTCAAGTATCTCCACATAAATATGGTATCCCTCAACAACGTGAAAGGGTATTCTTTGTTTGTGTCAGAAACGATATTTATAATGGTAGAGATATAATTTTAAATGAAACAATGTATAAACTAAGTATTAATGATATAATAAGAGAACATGAGGATAAATACCTCATTCAAAATGATATTAAAAATGTTTTAGATGCATGGAATGAATTAATAAAAAAATTTGATATTAATGATAAAATCTCACCTACAATATTAATTCATGATTATTTTAGAAAATATTCAACCGATGAATATGAGAAATTGCCTTTTTGGAAAAAAGATTATATGATTAAAAATAAACCATTGTTAGACAAATACAAATTAATTGTAACAGAATGGTATAATAAACATAAGGATATATTGTCAAAAAGAGAGATATATGGAAAATTAGAATGGCAAGTAGGGAAAATAAAAGAAAATGATGATATTTATAATTACTTTATACAGATTAGACAATCTGGAATACGAGTTAAGAAACCAGACTATTTTCCTACACTTGTTGCCATATCGCAAATTCCTATTTATGGAAAAACTAAAAGTTATATTTCTCCAAGACAATGTGCCCGATTACAGAGTTTTCCTGAATCGTTTATTTTAGATAAAAATGATAAAGTAGTTTATAAACAAATGGGAAATTCTGTAAATGTATCTAATGTATTCATGGTTATAGAATCCACATTAAACCATTACAATTTACTAAAGCACTCTGAATAAATATCGTGTGGATAAATTTGTGGAAGTTCCTTTTTACAAAATGTTTTATATTCATCATTTTGTTCTAAATGAATTATATATTTTTTATATTCATCACTTTTATATAAATATGTGAATAAGGATGATTTATAGGATATATTGGAATCATTATTTTCAACATATTTATCTGGAATAACAATATGGGGAATAATAATTATATCTTTTAATTCTATTATAACAATTATAGTTATTAATTGAGATAAATCATAATTTTTATTATTATTTAGTTTATTTATAATAATAACATTTCCTGATTTATTCTTTTTCGCTTTAATACTTAATTTTCTACTTAAATAACGTGTAATATTTAATCTACAATCTACTTTGTATTCACTACCATTATTACATAATTTATCTAAATCAATACAACTATAAAATATATTATCTAGTAATTCAATGACACTCATTTGAATTAAATTACCATATATAAACTTATATTCGTTTTTTGCAGGAGGATACATTTTTAAAACTTTTTCACATTTAATAAAGATTTTATTATGATATCTATTCTCTTTTATTATATTTTTTATTACAATATCTATGAATTTATCATCTGTAAAATGTCTATTTACCTTTAATGAAATTAGGTATACCGAAACATTATAAAAATATTTTTTATCACATACACATACTTTATGTGTTATACTTTTACTACACTTTGTACATATTTCGTTTAGTTTTTTACAACCTTTCATTTCACCATTCATTACGTAATGACTTACCATTCATTACGTACTGACTTTCAATTTTAGGTTAAACGGTATGAAATACGTATTTTTTCAACCAAATCAATTCTTGTATATTTAAATGGTTAAACGGTTTGTCAAATTGTCTCCTACATATCATGTTCCTCTCATGCCTATTTAGATTTGACTTGATAAAACTAACCAACATAGGATTACTTAACCTTTCATAGTAATACCAAAGCAACCGATGATTTCTCTCTACGACAACGTCAAAATTATCTCCTGTGACGGACATCTCCTTTGTTATATACCTATGGTTATAATCAAGGAAATAGTTAAACCTCTCTTTTAACGGATTGAAACAAATTAAAACGTTTTGACTACCAGAAATCATATCACAACTAAATTGTCGTTGATTTTCAAATACTAAGGATTGTTTATGCGGACTACATAAGGCATACCATGTAATGATTCGCTGTAACTCTTCTGGCAATCTGACATATATCTCCATATTTGTAAATAAATCAAATAGGATATTATCTTTAAACTTTTTACGGAAATCTAAACACGATGTCTACCGTTCAACAAAAGGATGCCTTTACACCCATTTTTGGTCACCTTTTCCAAAGATTGAACGATTCGTTGAAAATCAATAACGAGATAAAACCGAATGTATTGAACTTCAATGATACAAAAGAAAAAATATTTAATATAAAAGAATATATACCATCTAAATGTGATAATCACAATATACCTCAATACAAATTTATAACAAATCATAAAGTAGAAATTATTGAAAATATCTATATTTTAAAAACTGAAAGTTTGACCAACTGAATGCATAATTTAGGGTATAGTGATTAAAATCACTCGGTTAACGTAAACAAAAATAAACCTAATTACTATAATTTTCTAAATAAAGAATCTATTGAATTAATAAACGAGTATTATCATATGATTTTGTATTATTTAATTACGATAAGTTATAAACATATTACATTATTTCTACTTAAACATTAAATAGAAGTTTACTTAATATGGAAAGTAATGTTACATTTGTTACATCATATATAAAAATATATGATGAAGATTATGAAACACGTAAATCATTTGAAAACCGATTACAATTCTTTTTAAAATTGGCCGATACAGGAATTAATATTTGTATCTTTTCTAGTCCTGAATATAAAGAAATATTTGATACTATTTGTAAAAAATATAAAAATATTAAATTTATTGATAGTATTTGTTATGACGACCTTACCTTAGTGAAACTAAATAAAGATAAAAAACATACTCTTCCTGCAAAACTATATACTACTAAAGATACAGAAAAATATATGTATCTAATGAATTCTAAGATTGAATTTGTTAAAAAAATTATAGATATTAATCCTTATTCAAGTGATTACTTTGCTTGGATTGATTTTAGTTTACCATATATGTTTAAACATATTGACAAAACCATTCAAGATATTACATTAATGTATCAACGTAAATTTACTAATTCTTTCTTGGTTATACCAGGTATTTATGATAACATTAATGATATTAATTATATAAGAGACAATGTTTATTGGAGATTTTGTGGTTCATTTTTTTTCGGAGATAAGGCAAGTGTAATTGATTTTTATAATGTAAGTATGGATAACTTTTCTGATTTTGTAAATGATACACAAACTCTTGGATGGGAAGTCAATTATTGGAATTGGTTAGAAACCAACAAAAAATTTAATCCTCTGTGGTATAGTGCTGGTCATAACGATAGTATGATGAACATACCGGAAAAATTACTGAATCAAATGCATTATAAACAAATCCATTATTGAAGCACCCTTATCATTGTTATATTATTCACCATCAAAAATTAGTATTTTAATTTAATAATTAACTATTAAATTGAAATAGTATAAATATGTAAAATAACTATGCAACCAAGGATACTATAGTACTAAAACGGCGGTATGATTGGTTTTAAATATAAATATTTAATACACTCTTCTTTATCTTCCATCAAGGGTTTGATGACTTCGGTAGGAATCCTAAATTTTATAGACAATTCTCTTGGTGTCCATGAAACCAAAGGATAATCCTTTTCAAACTTTGTCTCCCAATAACTCTTTCGTTTCTTCGTGATAGGACACGTTGGAATCCCAGGTGACTTACTGAACCATTTCTGTTTCATTGTATATAGACCATACTTTTTTTTAAATGGGTTCTATACGGATATACATGTCAAGACCGATGGAAGAACCGGTTAAATTCTCTCAAAAAACATTTTTCAACCATAGACGATTTATAAACGGTTGAGATTATTGTTAGGATTTAAGACGATATTAGATAATTATGAGAATACAAAATTTCTATGTTACGAATTTACACAAAATACGGTGATTGATACTGGTTAGAGACTCATCGTCTTCGTTTTTACGTTAGTTTAGATTGCGCATTTATTATTCATTGTAAAAGGTGAATAATACAACGCCAAATAGATATATTTTAATGAAATTTTATATTATAATATAGTATGTCCTATAATCGTTTTAATAAATCCTTTAACTCTCGGATTTCACGCGGTGTCAATTTCCAGAATAAACCATCTCTACGAGAGTTCGCCCACCGTAGCAATACAGGCACTCCCACCACCCACGCGGATCCCTGTGGGCACATCACCCACGCGGAACCCTGCGAGGGAACATCGGATGGTCCAATCACTTCTATATTGTCTGAATATTACAATCAATGTGATTCTTGTAGTACAAAAGGTCCAACTGGTCCCACCGGCGCTACTGGTCCAACCGGTGCTACGGGACCAACAGGCGCTACTGGTCCAACTGGTGCTACTGGCGCAACAGGCGTTACTGGCGCTACAGGTGCTACTGGTCCAACCGGTGCTACTGGTGCTACTGGTCCAACCGGTGCTACTGGTGCTACTGGTCCAACCGGTGCTACGGGTGCTACAGGCGCTACTGGCGCTACTGGTGCTACTGGTGCTACAGGCGCTTCAGGCGCTACTGGCGCTACTGGTGCTACTGGTTCAACCGGCGCTTCAGGCGCTACTGGCGCTACTGGTGCTACTGGATCAACCGGCGCTACTGGTGCTACTGGTGCTACTGGTGCTACTGGTGCTACTGGTGCTACTGGTGCTACAGGACAAACCGGTGCTACAGGCGCTACTGGCGCTACTGGTGCTACTGGTGCTACTGGATCAACCGGCGCTACAGGTGCTACCGGTGCTACTGGTACTACCGGCAATACTGGTGCTACTGGTGCTACTGGTGCTACTGGTGCTACTGGTGCTACTGGACTAACAGGTGCTACTGGACTAACAGGTGCTACTGGTGCTACTGGTGCTGCAGGCGCTACTGGACTAACAGGCGCTACTGGCGCTACTGGACTAACAGGTGCTACTGGTGCTACTGGACTAACAGGTGCTGCTGGTGCTACTGGTGCTACTGGACTAACAGGTGCTACAGGTGCTACTGGTGCTACTGGTGCTGCTGGCGCAACAGGCGCTACTGGACCAACAGGCGCTACA